TGTAAAGCCTATTCTTGGCGTAGAAGGATATTTTTGTGCTGATAGATTTGACAAGAGGGCAAAGGCAGAACGCACTGAGCCAACTGACATGATCTATAATCACATTATCCTTCTCGCTAAGAACCAACTTGGTTTAGAAAATCTAAACAAGATAAATGAAATCGCTTGGACTGAAGGATATTTTAATAAGCCACGCTTTGACTTTGAGGTTCTCGAAAAGTATAGCGAAGGAATTATTGTTCTATCTGGATGTCTAAGCGGTATCATTGCAAAGGCTATTGAGCATGGAGAGTATGCTCAGGCTAAAAAGCACATTGAGTGGTTCAAGAGAGTCTTTAAGAATGACTTCTATATGGAGTTAATGCCACACAATGGGGCAGAAGTTAATAAGCAGTTATCAGATCTTGCAGATGAGTTTAAGATTGAAGTTGTAGTAACACCAGACTGTCACCATGTTGACGAGTCACAAAAAGAAATACAAGAGTTTAAGTTGCTTATGAACTCTCACGCAAAGGTACAAAAAGATACCACCTATGACAAGTCCAAGAAGCAAGATGGAATGATGAAGCGACTTGATTACCTATATGGTGAAGACCGACAAATGTCATTTAATAAGTTTGATATTCACCTTTTATCTTATGATGAGATGAAGTTTGCGATGGAATCGCAGGGTATAGTCAGAGAAGACATGTACATTAACTCTATATCTATTGCAGATAAGGTTGAAGACTATGATATTAAAGATGGACTAAACCTATTACCAGTACAGTATAGAAACCCAGACAAAGAACTAAAGTCTCTTGCTTTAGAAGGTTTGAAGGCTCGTGGCTTAGATACTGATCAGGTTTATCTAGATAGACTAGATGAAGAGTTAGAGATTATTAAATCTAAATCCTTTGGGCCATATTTTCTTGTTGTTCAAAGCATGATTGCCTGGGCTAAGAAAGAAGGCATCATGGTTGGTCCAGGCCGTGGATCTTCTGCTGGCTCTCTAGTTTGTTATACACTTGGCATTACAGATATTGATCCCATTAAGTATGGGCTTCTCTTCTTCCGCTTTATTAATCCAGAACGTAATGATTTTCCAGATATTGATACAGACATTCAAGACTCACGGCGTGAAGAAGTTAAAGATTACCTGGTTAGACAATATCGACATGTTGCATCAATCGCAACCTTCTTAGAGTTTACAGGCAAGGGTATTGTTCGTGATGTGTCAAGAGTTTTAAACATTCCTTTGTCAGATGTAAACAAGGTTTTGAAGACTGTTGATACATGGGATGATTTCTGCAGTTCAAAGTCAACAAGAGAGTTTCGTGACAAATATCCAGAGGTAGAGATATACGGAGAACAACTTCGTGGTCGCATTCGTGGAACAGGTATCCATGCTGCTGGTGTTGTTACTTCCAAAGAGCCAATCTTTAGGCATGCTCCAATGGAAACAAGATCGGCTACTGGCAGTGATGAACGCATACCAGTTGTCGGTGTTGACATGGAAGAAGCAGAAAGAATTGGTTTAATTAAGATTGATGCGTTAGGTCTTAAGACTCTTAGTGTTATTAAAGATACAGTTGACATGATTAAAGATAATCACTTCAAAGACATTAACTTACTGGAGATTGATCTTGAAGATTCTAATGTATATGAAATGTTGTCAAGTGGATATACAAAGGGTGTGTTTCAGTGCGAAGCAACTCCATATACAAACCTACTAGTTAAGATGGGTGTTAAGAATCTTAATGAGTTGGCAGCATCAAATGCTTTGGTAAGACCAGGAGCAATGAATACGATTGGTAAAGATTACATTGCCCGTAAACACGGTAAACAAAATGTTTCTTATATCCATCAAATTATGAAAGAGTTTACAGGAGACACATATGGTTGCGTTCTTTACCAGGAACAAGTTATGCAAGCATGCGTATACCTTGGCGGTATGTCCATGTCGGAAGCAGATAAAGTTAGAAAGATCATTGGAAAGAAAAAAGATGCTAAAGAGTTTGATGAATTCAAGGATAGGTTCATCAGTGGTGCTTCTAAGTTTATCGCCCCTAATGATGCTTTGGATCTTTGGCAAGATTTTGAAGCGCATGCTGGGTATTCGTTCAACAAGTCGCATGCCGTTGCTTACTCTACTGTCTCGTACTGGACAGCGTGGCTCAAATACTACTATCCACTAGAGTTTATGTATTCACTATTAAAAAATGAAAAGGATAAAGATGGGCGAACTGATTATCTTATTGAGGCAAAGAGAATGGGCATTTCTATCAAACTACCTCACATTAATGATTCGGATAAAGATTTTAAAATTGAGGGTAAGGGTATTCGGTTTGGACTCAGCGCTATCAAGTACATATCTGACACGATTGCAGAAAGATATATTGCAGCAAGGCCATTCCGCTCCTACAAAGAACTTGAAGAGTTCACGTTTACAAAAGGCAACGGAGTAAACTCACGTGCATTACAGGCATTAAGAGCAATAGGCGCTGCAACATTTCCTGACAATCCAAGAAATGATGATGAGATTAAAGAGAACCTATATGACTATCTAAATCTTCCAGAGTTCAATATTACAATTCCATCCCACTATTATGCATTTATTAATGATGTGGAAGACTTTGAAGAAAAAGGTTCTTTCATATTGATGGGAATGGTTAAGGCAATTAAGAGAGGAACGGGGTGGGCACGAGTTGAAATTCTTGACAAAACTGGGTCTGTGGGTATATTTGATGACGAGGGTACGACTATTGAGACTGGTCGCACTTATCTTATTCTTGCAAATGATAATAGGATTGTCTCTACAGTTCCTGTGGATGAAATAAAAAATTCTGATAACGCACTTGTAAAGTTTTTAAGTTACAAGCAGTTACCATTTACAGACGAAGAAATGTTTGTGGTATCTTTTAAGCCTAGAATGACTAAGGCTGGAAAGAAGATGGCATCTCTAACTCTTGCAGATACAAGCAGAGAGTTGCACTCTATTACAGTATTTCCTACTGCATTTTCAAAAGCATACATGCATATTGAAGAAGGAAAGTCATATAAATTTAGTTTTGGTAAAACAAAAGATGGAACAAGAACACTGGAGGATATAAATGTTTGATCAGTTAGCAGTTGATTTGCACAAGATAGCAGTTGAAAAAGGTTTTTGGCCTGAAGAGATTGATGATATTTTTGTTGCAAAGCAGTGCATGATGATAGTGTCAGAAGTTGTTGAGGTAATGGAAGCAGTTCGCAAAGACAAAGGTGAACACGAAATCTCTAAGGAGTTTGCAGATATTATTATTCGTACACTAGATCTTTATGCAGGAATGGTTGAAGCAGGGTATACTAGAGATTCACTTGATTACATCCTTAAAGAAAAAACGGAATTTAACAAGACTAGACCAGAGAAGCATGGGGTACGATTTTAATGTCAGTCACAATGGAAGAAGTATTAGCACAACTTAACCCTAAGTTGCGTAAGACTATTATGGTGGGAGATTCAGTTCCACCAACGGAGTATGCAGAAACACCAAGTTTTGGTTTAAACCGTGCTCTAGCAGGTGGATTGCCTTATGGTAGGCAGGTACTTGTTTGGGGCTCAAAGTCCTCTGCAAAGTCCTCTCTATGCCTTCAGATGATAGGTCTAGCACAGAAAGAAGGAAAGATCTGTGCATGGATTGATGCCGAAATGTCTTATGATAAAGTCTGGGCAGAGCGCCTTGGGGTAGACTCATCTAAACTTATTTACTCACAGGCTCGTACAATTAATGAGATGGTTGATGTAGGAACAAACCTAATCAATGCTGGGGTTGACATTGTTGTTGTTGATTCAATTACCTCTTTGCTTCCAGCAATCTACTTTGAAAAAGATTCAGATGAACTTAAGCAATTAGAAAACACAAAGCAGATTGGTGCAGAGTCTCGTGACTTCAGTAATGCATGGAAGATGATTAACTACTCTAACAATAAGGTTAAACCTACACTGTTTGTCTTAATATCTCAGTCACGAAATAATATTAGTGCAATGTACACAAGCCAGCAACCAACAGGTGGTCAGGCTACTAAATTTTACTCGTCAACAGTCATTAAACTGTTCTCGTCAGAATCAGATAATCAAGCCATTAAGGGTAAGATAAAGATTGGTGATAAGTTGATTGAAGAAAAGATTGGAAGAAAGATTAGATGGGAACTGCAGTTCTCAAAAACTTCTCCAGGTTTTCAGTCAGGCGAGTATGACTTTTACTTTAGAGGAGATGAAGTTGGGATTGACTCTATTGGAGATCTTGTAGATACAGCAGAGGCAGCAGGCCTTGTTAATAGGACTGGCGCATGGTATCAGTTAGATGATGGCACAAAGGTTCAAGGCAGAGATGGATTTATTTCTCGTGTCAAAGAAGATCTTGATTTACAGGAAAGTCTAAAGAGCAAACTAACTAATGGCTGATAGAGACTTTAGGGTTTTTAATGGAAAGTTTCCTTGTAAAAAATGTAATGAAGAGGTTACCTCTTTAAGGTTTTGGCCTGAGTCAGGAGATACAACCTGGATGTGTACTAAAAAGCATATGAGCAAGGTTGAGTTAATTCCAAAGAAAAAGAAGAGAAGTGACTTTTCCGATGAGTGAAAGATCAGAATCTAAAAGACTTGGGGCTAAGCAGCACAAGAACTCTGGAAGAAACAATACTAAAGGTGATGCTTCTTGGAATAACTTTGTTTTAGATTTTAAAGAATGCTCAAAGTCTTTTACTTTAAATCAAGATGTTTGGGCAAAAGTGGTTACGGATGCTTTAAAGAAGAGCATGGATCCAGCACTTATTATTGTTTTAGGCGAGGGTACACATAAGGTACGACTTGCTATAATTGAATTAGACATGCTAGAACAGTTAGTAGAGGGAGAATGATATGACAGAAGTAACAACGCTTGACCAGATTAATGGTTTGGCAGAGATAGCAGAATTTATGGAAGACGAAGAGTTAACTACAGCATTAACAATGATTGCTAAGTTAATCATTAAACCAGATATTCCTATGCCAGTGGCAGCAATTGAGATCGTTAGGCTTCAGGCAATTGCAGGAAAGTTAGCACTCAAGGCTACCTGGATGGCCAATGTAGACAAAAACAATCGTGCAAAGAAAAACATTTACTACACAGCAGCAGAAGCGGTTAATAATTTAGTATCAGCATTAAAATACATTATGCGATAACCTGCTATACTTATATAAAACAAGGGGATAACAATGACAAAAAGTTTATTGAAGCAGGTAATGTTAAAGGAGTCAGAGCATAGAGATGCTATGGCTAAACAGAATGAAATATTTAATGCAGAGGAAATGGTTAAGAAGATCCAGACTGGATACATTTCTGATAGAGGACCAAAGCACACAGTTAAGAAGTCCTTTGCTCCATCTACAATTGCATATCAGCATGGACAGTGCCCAAGATACTGGTTCCTGGCATTTAATGGTGCTATTTTTGATGACTACACAGATGCATTTGGCGCTGCCAACATGAGTTCTGGAACTATGGGACACGATAGAATTCAAAAGGCTATGTTAAATTCTGGAGTTGGTGTTCCATATGTTAACGATAAGGGCGAAGTAACTACAGAGTTTAAAGTAATTTATAATGATCCGCCAATTTTTGGTTATGGAGACGTAATGCTTAATTGGGAAGGAGAAGAAATTCTTGGTGAAATCAAGACAATGATGAACGAAGGTTTTGAGTATCGCAAGAAAACAAATAAACCAAAAACTGGTCACCTAGTTCAGTTACTTATTTATATGAAAATATTTGGTAAGCAAAAGGGTGCACTAATTTATGAGAATAAGAATACTCATGACCTTATGATTATTCCTATTCAGGTTAATGACAACTATCGCCAATGGGTTGAAGGTGCATTTAGTTGGATGCGAGAAGTTCGTAAGGCTTGGGTAGACAAAACACTGCCAACTAAAAACTATCGAAATAATTCAAAGATATGTAAGACATGCCCAGTAAAGGCAGCGTGTGCAGAGGCTGGCACGGGAACTATAAAGATCGCTTCTCTGGAGGAACTGAGTGAAACTATGTAATAGATGTGAGGCATACTTTTTACCAAAAGTAAGTTATCAGGTATATTGCAGCGAACTTTGTAGAGAAGAGGCTACTAGAGAGAAGATTGCTCAAAGATACGAAGCAACACGAAGACAGAAAAGAATCGGCAAGGTTCGTAAATGTTTGGGTGGTTGTGACACATCTTTATCAATTTATAACGACTCTGGGTTTTGTGCTAACTGTAATGTTAGTGCAAAGCAAGTAGCAAAAATGTTAAAAGAGTTAAAGGGATATATAGAGTATGAACAAGAGTAAGTGGGGTGTGCCACTGATGCCAAAGACTATTTGTGCTATTGATGCCAGTACTAACAATCTTGCGTTTGCTCTATTTGATACAACCCAAAAAGAACTTGGGTTTATAGGAAAGATTACATTTGAAGGCAATGACATATATGAAAAGGTCATGAATGCTGGAGAAAGAGTTAAGGCTGTCTTTGATTACTATGGTGGTTTTGATGCAATAATTATTGAACACACAGTGTTTATGAATAGTCCTAAGACTGCTGCAGATCTTGCATTGGTCCAAGGTGCTATTCTTGGAGCAGCGGGTCAGACTGGTACACAAATTATAGGCAAGGTGTCACCTATTACATGGCAAAACTTTATTGGAAATAAAAAGATATCAAAAGAAGAACAACTTATAATCAGATCACAGAACCCTGGAAAGTCTGTATCCTGGTATAAGACTTATGAAAGAAACCTTCGCAAAGAAAGAACCATTAAGTTTATTAATACTATTTATGATAGACAGATTTCAGATAATGATGTGGCTGATGCATGCGGTATTGGGCATTGGGCTCTAAGCAACTGGACAAAGGCTATAGGAGTTGACAAATAATCTTATGACTGGTAAACTATATACAAGCGAAGTTTGGCTACGCAAGCGGTATTTGATGGACAAAAAAAGTCCAGAGGATATTGCTAAAGAGTGTGGGGCAAGCGTAGAGACAATCTATGTTTACCTTGCAAAATTCGGACTAAGGAAGTCAAGACGATGAATAAGTTACAAAAGATTATAATTGGTTTAAGTGTTGCTGGCGCAGTAGGTATTACCTATGTAGTCACGGCATTGCGTGGTATGCCAGAAGTACTTGATTGGGAAGACGAAGATGAGTGAAAATTTAAACATCACAGTAGATCAAGTTAATCATCCACTTCATTACACATCAGATCCTTCAGGTGTAGAGTGTATTCAGATTACTCGTCATCGCAATTTTAATGTTGGCAATGCCTTTAAGTACCTATGGAGAGCAGGACTTAAGGATGAAAAGAAAACAATTCAGGATTTAGAGAAGGCAATCTTTTATATTAAAGATGAGATCAATAGACTAGAGGGAAAGTATGTCAACTGAAGAAGATCTAGTTAAACATCTTGATCAGGTTAACACTGTAGTTAGCGAATACCTTAAAGGTAATGACCCGACTATAATTTCTAAAGAACTAGATATTCCACGTACTCGTGTTGTAACTTTGATTAATGAGTGGAAGGCCATGGCATCTGACAATGCTGCAATTCGTGCTCGTGCCAAAGAAGCACTAGTAGGTGCTGACACTCACTACAGTAAGTTAATTACAAAGTCTTACGAAGTTATAGACGAAGCATCAATGACTAACAACCTTAGCGCAAAGACTGCTGCTATCAAACTTGTTATGGATATAGAATCAAAGCGTATTGACATGCTACAAAAGGCTGGCCTTCTTGAGAACAAAGAACTTGCAGAAGAGATGGTTGAGATTGAACGCAGACAAGAAGTTCTTGTTGGAATTCTTAGAGATATTGCATCTGAGTATCCAGAAGTTCGTGACTTAATTATGCAGAGGCTATCTGCTGTTGCGAGAGAAGGAGAAGTGATTACAGTTGTCCACGATGTTCAATGAGTTTCTAGAAGTACTTAAAGAAAATCATTTTGTAGAAACCCCTGTAGACGCAAAGACATTTGTTGAGTCTCCAGACTATCTTGGGCAGCCACCACTTTCTGATATTCAGTATCAAATTGTAGAAGCAATGAGTCAGATATACAGAAAAGAAGATCTACAGACCTTGCTTGGAGATGTTGCTGGAGAAGCATATTACAAAAAGTTTACAAAAAATGAAATCATTTTGCAACTTGGCAAGGGATCTGGAAAAGACTTCGTATCTACAGTGGCATGCGCCTATGTAGTCTACAAACTATTATGCCTGAAAGATCCAGCGGTATATTATGGAAAGCCAGCAGGAGATGCTATTGATATTATCAATGTGGCTATTAACGCTCAACAGGCTAAGAATGTTTTCTTTAAAGGTTTTAAGAGCAAGATTGAAAGATCACCTTGGTTTGCAGGAAAGTACAATCCAAAGGCAGACTCGATTGACTTTGATAAGTCTGTAACAGTTTATTCTGGACACTCAGAAAGAGAATCACATGAGGGTTTGAACTTATTCATGGCAGTGCTCGATGAGATTTCTGGTTTTGCTTCAGAAGTTGGCACTGGCAATGAGCAAGGAAAGACTGCAGAAAATATCTACAAGGCTTTCCGTGGTACTGTAGATTCTCGTTTCCCTGATCTTGGTAAGGTAGCATTGCTTTCATTCCCTAGATATCAGGGTGACTTTATTTCACAAAGATATGAATCTGTTATTGCAGAAAAAGAAACGATAGAGCGTAAGCACACTTTTATTATTAACGAAGATTTACCACATGAAGATCCAGGCAATAGGTTTGAAATATCTTGGGATGAAGACACAATTATTTCTTACAAAATTCCAAAGGTATTAGCATTTAAAAGACCAACATGGGAAGTAAATCCTACTCGTAAGATTGATGACTTTAAGATTGCATTTTATACAGACCTTGGTGATGCTATGATGCGCTTTGCCTGTATGCCAACATATGCATCAGACGCTTTCTTTAAAGATAAAGCAAAACTAGAAAAGGTTATGACACTTCGTAACCCACTAGATCAGTTTAGAAGGTTTGACGAATCATTTAAGCCAGACCCAGATAAGATTTATTACCTACATGCTGACCTTGCACAGAAGCACGACAAGTGTGCTATTGCTATTGCACATGTAGATAAGTGGGTAAACATTCAGGTAATCAAAGACTATGAACAGGTAGCCCCGATGGTGGTAGTCGATGCTGTTGCCTGGTGGGAACCAAAGTCTGAAGGTCCAGTTAACCTTTCGGAAGTTAAGCAGTGGATCATGAATTTGCGTAGGCAGGGATTTAACATTGGCATGGTTTCTTTTGACCGATGGCAGTCCTTTGATATTCAAAACGAGTTACAGGCAGTCGGAATGAGAACTGAGACTGTATCTGTTGCAAAGAAACACTACGAAGATTTAGCAATGATGATTTATGAAGAGCGTGTGGCCCTTCCTATGATCCCATTGTTGCTAGAAGAGATGTCTGAGTTAAAGATTATGAAGGGGAATCGTGTAGATCACCCCCGTAAAAAATCTAAAGACTTGGCAGATGCTGTATCAGGTGCGGTCTTCGGTGCTATCTCACATACACCAAAGACTACTAATACAGTTATTGAAGTACATACTTGGTCTGCTTCTGCTGCTCAACTTGCAGAGAAGAAGAGAAGTATGATAGAATTAGATTCTAGACAAATGACGGATGATGTTCGTGATTTTCTGGGAAAATTCAATTTATTATAAAAACAAGGAGAAAGATGAATTCATTTAAGAAAATTGCCCTAGGTCTTGCTGCAGCGATGACCTTTGGCGTTATGTCAGCACTTCCGACAAGTGCTGCTGTAATTGCTCCAACCCTCACGATTGACTCTGCTACAGATGCAATCACAGCGGGAGAGACTGCAACAGCAGTAGTTACATTGTCATTTATTTCAGAAACAGCAGCAGATACAGCAACTGTATTGTCTGCTATTTTTGCACAGCCTTCAGGCTCAAACAAGTCAGCAACACTTTCATTGCTCGAAACAACAACTTCTACAGTTGCTATTGCAGCAGGAAGCCTTTCAGCAGATGTTAACTCAACAGTTGGAACACCAGGATATGTGACTGCAAAGTTTACAGTTTCATTGGTCGCACCTACAGTTGCTGGTACATATGAAGCACGCATTCTAACAACTCGCCCAGCAACAGGTCCATCAGTTGCGTGGACAGTAACAGTTAAGGCAGCAGATATTACTCCATCTGCAGCAACAACAACTTCAATCCTCAATGCAGGAGAAGTTACAACTGCAACAGCAGACGCTTCAGTGTTTGCACCAAAGGCTACATCAACAGATGCAGCAGCAGTTATTGTTGTTACACCTAAGAATGCAGCAGGCGGATCAGCAACAGAATCAATTCTTGCAACAGTTTCAGGAACAGGTTTGATTGGTTATGGCACAAACGCTACAACTATCTCTGCTCTTGGTCGTGCACTTGTTATTCCTACAGGAAATTACATTGGTGTATTTGCTGACGGTACAGCAGGAGTTGGAACAATTACTCTTACAACACTTACAGGTACAGTTCTTGCAACAGAGCAGGTAACATTCTATGGAGATATCGTAACAATCGTTGCAACTCCAGTTAAGTCTGTTATCGCAGTTGGTGCAAATGCAACTACTGTAAAGGCAGTTGCTAAGGATGCATCTGGCGTAACAGTTGGAGCAGGAACACTTTATGCTAACTCATCTGATGTTGCAACAGTATCTGATTCAGGTACAGCAGCAAACATCGTAAACGGTGAAGCAGTATTTACACTTACAGGTGTTAAGGCTGGCGGAGTTGCAGTTACAGTTAGAAATGCAGCAGGAACAATCGTATCTGCTCCAGTTTCTACTCGTGTAGAGGCAGCAGCAGCAACAGTTAAGTTGACATTTGATAAGGCCGAATATCTTCCAGGTGAAGCAGCAACTATCAATGTTCAGGTTCTTGATGCAGCAGGTCTTCCAGTATCTGGTAAGACACATGCAAACCTCTTTGCAGCAGGTGGAATCACTTCTACTTATGCATTTGGTTCAGGCTCAGATGTTCTTACAGCAACATCAATTACAACTGACACAGAAACTGTAAAGTCATACAAGGTATTTATGCCATTGACAGAAAACACAGTAACAATCTCAGCAACTGGTGGATCATCTCTTCCAGTAGCAGGTCAGGTTGCAGTATCAGCATCAGCAGTTGTGTCTAACACAGCAGCAAAGGCTGCTACAAAGGCATCAGAAGATGCTGCTAAGGCTGCTAACGCAGCAACAGACGCTGCTCTTGAAGCAGTAAAGGCAGCAGATGCAGCAACACTTGCAGCAGAAAATGCTTCTGCAGCAGTTGCAGCACTTACAAAGTCAGTTAATACTGCACTTTCAAATCTCAAGAAGCAGTTGACAGCATTGACTGCTCTTGTTAATAAGATTCTTAAGAAGTAATTCTTAATAGTCCAACAACTAAGGGGGTTAGCCAAGCGCTAGCCCTCTTTTTTGTATCTATAAAATGATATAATAAGGTTATCAAACATCTTTGAAAGGATGGCCCTCTATCAGAAATATCCTACTAAAAAGTGGGTTGGTTGCTTTTTTGGTGGGTATTTGGCTAATCTTTAGTCCTGCAGAAATGGCTCATGCTGATGAGTTAACAGTACAGGTATCTAGTTCTGACACATCTACAGTAGTAATATCAGTAAATTCAACAGTCATTATAGAGGCAGCACAGACTGCAATAACTCAGGCTGAATCTGCAACGGCAGTCATACAAACCCAAGCAACAGCCATTACAAGCCCTACAGAGACCATCACAGCCACTATCACACAGGCACAGGACTCAATCATACAGGCTAAAGCAGTAGTAGATAGTGCTACTGTGGTTATGGCTCAGGTTGATTCTGCTACCGTTTTGGTTGCTGGTGCTGAGGAAAATGTTGCTATTGCTCAGATCGCAGTAGACTCTCAAACTGCTACTGTTGGTTTGACCCAAACAATTGTTGATAGTGCTACTGCCACAGTAAATGCAAACACTACACCTGGACTTAATGTTACTATTTATAGCAACCCTGGAACAAACGGATCCCCAACCATGGGTGGGACAGTTGTTTATACTGGTACTGATAGTAATGGTATTAGTGAACAGTGGGGTGGAGGAGGTCCTACAGTAAATGGGGCTACAACTACAACTACTGAGACATTTAATAATAATCAACTAAATACAAATATTGGAATTACAGTTAATGGCACACCAGTATCAACATCAAGCAACAATAATGTTTATATTGGATCTATAGGATTCCCTGGTCCAGGACAAGATCCGTCATTAACTTTTTATGGTGCTACCGCAAATACTTTGGTAACGCTACCAGCAAATACAACTTCTGCAAGTTTTCAGATGTTTGCTAAAAATGGTGACTCAGTAGGAACAGTTACATATAGCGATGGAACAACAGAACCATTTACACTTCAACATAATGTTAGTTCTGAATATACTAACTTTGTTAATACAGAAACATTTACTGCTCCTGCAGGAAAAACAATTTCAACAATTCTTATCCCAGCAAACTGGGACTACTACGCTATAGATAATGTGTCTGCCAGTAGTGTATCTACAACAACAGTTACAGAAGATTTTCAGGTAAAGTGGGAAG